CTATAGTTGTCTCTGTACCCATACAGACAGCGTGTCTAGTTTCTGTAGATACTATTGATAAACTAGACTTAGTAGGAGCATTAGCAATAGCTGTAGCTCTATTATCACTCATTCCTCCTGAAGTATCCCATTCATAAGTTCCACCATCTTTTTGTGTTATTATTAAATCTTCTCCCCAATTATTGATAGACCATAACCGTGCATCAAGAGTTACATTAGAAGTTGCTCTAGCAGTTCCCCAAGTACTAGCACTCCAAGTTCCTGATCCCCAACCGTATCCAAAAGTTTGTTCGTTTGGACCAATATTTAATTGATAAGTAGCAGTACAATTAGCAGCAGGACCAGCTGTAGAAGTTGCTGTTGCACTACTTAAAACAGTATAAGCATCAACATTTGTTATAGTTAAAATTTCATATTCAGCATCTAAAGTGGCAACTAAAATTCCACCAACATCTGCACTTACATTACTTAGTGTGACAAAATCACCTACAATAGCTCCATGTGCTGTATCTGAAATAGTTAAAATAGCACTTGTATTTGTAGTAGTAATAACATTAACAAGAGTAGCTGTTTCTCTTATAGGAGTAATGTCTTGACTTTGTCCAGCAGTATAAGCATATACTTTTCTATCAGTTCCTAGAGCTTCATAACGAGAACCATTTAAAGAATACCATTGTTCTAAACTTCTTCCAACTCCTACATAATATTCTGGACTAAATTTAGTCCAACCACCTATTTTTTGAGGAAGTCCTTTACGAAATCTTACTTTATCACAATCAATCCATTTACCTTCTGCACCGGTAGGTGTATTTTCAGTATCAATTCCAGGTTGAAAGTTTAATTGAGTTAATGGCATAATTATTATTATATAACAAAAATCATAAAATTATACTAAAATATAAAGAGTATAAAAGTGGTAGAAAGCCTAATTTTTGTAGCATAGTATCACACTATATATACTATATATAAAAAAGTATGATTTTTTTTAAAGAGCACAGTAATTTCCTGTCTAAAGATAGTAAAGATTTTATAGATAATGTCTTATTAGGAGATAAATTTCCTTTTTTTCAAATTCCTTCAACAGGGTCTTTAGGAAAAAATATAAAAGATGGTTTATTTAATCATTTAGTTTTACCTAGACCAGAGGATAGAAGTATTACAGAAAATGTAACATCAGGGTTCCATGAGCCAACTGTAAAAATTTTAAATGAATTTTCACAAGCTGTAAAAATAAAACCTCATTTTTATTTAAGAATTTCTTATAATTTAACATATCCTAATGGTTTTGAAAAAAGCGGCATACACACAGATCATGATTATGATTACAAACAAATCATTATATATCTTAATGATATGGAAGATAAGGAATCTAAAACGGTAGTTTTAAAAAATAAAAAAATTATTAAAGAAATAAAACCTAAACAATACAAAGGAATATGTTTTGATAAGTCAGAACATTTTAACTACAACCCTAAAGTAGGTAAAAGACTTGTATTAATAGGTACCTTTATTTAAATTATATTTTATGAAAATTAAAAATTGGTTTTGGTATTTTGAAGAAGCTTTATCTAAAAAATTCTGTGAAGAATTAATTAAATATGGCAATCAAAAAGAAGAAAAATTAGCTTTGACAGGTAGTTTTACTGATGAAAAAAAAATGTCAAAAAAAGAATTAAAAGATTTAAAGAAGAAAAGAAATTCTAATGTTGTATGGATAAACGAACAGTGGGTATTAAAACATATACTTCCTTATATACATTCAGCCAATAAATTTTCTGGTTGGAATTTTGATTGGGATAGTAGCGAAGATTGTCAATTTACAAAATATAAAGAAGGGCAATTTTATGATTGGCATCAAGATTCATTTGATGGCGTTTATGACAAACCTGATAATATTAATTTACATAATAAAATTAGAAAGCTATCAGTAACCTGTTCCTTATCTAATCCAGATACTTATAAAGGAGGAGAATTAGAATTTTACCAAGGTGATCCTGTAAGCGGTAAGAAAAAAAATGTAATTAGAGTTCCCAAAATAGTAAAGCAGGGTTCTATTATTGTTTTTCCGTCTTTTATGTGGCATAGAGTAAAACCAGTTATAGAAGGTACAAGATATTCTTTAGTGATTTGGAATTTAGGGAAGGAGTTTAAATAATGAGTTTTAAAAATAAAAAATATTTAGTTGTTAAAAATGCTATACCAAAAGAACTAGCCATTTTTATTTATAATTATTTTTTAATGAAAAGAAATGTGGCAGATATTTTATTTAAAGAAAAATATATATCTCCATTTGAAAGTATGTTTGGAACTTGGAATGATGATCAAGTACCAGAAACTTATTCCCACTATGCGGATATGGCAATGGAAACTTTATTATTAATGCTTAATGATTTAATGAATAAAAAAACTAAATTAAATTTATATCCTACTTATTCATATGCAAGAATTTATAAAAAAGGGGATGAACTTAAAAGACATAAAGATAGATTCAGTTGTGAAATATCTACAACTATGAATTTAGGTGGTGATGCTTGGCCAATCTATTTAGAGCCTTCTGGAGGAACAGGAAAAAAAGGTAAAAAAATTATTTTAAATCCCGGTGACATGTTAATATATAAAGGTATGGAATTAGAACATTGGAGAGAACCTTTTGAAGGTGTAGATTGTGCTCAAGTTTTTCTACATTACAATAATTCAAAAACGGATGGTTCAGATAAAAATATTTATGATAACAGAGAAACACTAGGTTTACCGGCCTGGTTTAAAAAAAAATGAAAGATTTATTTTTGGGTATAAAACAAGATAAACGTTGTATTTCTTTAAAAGAAAAAAAAGAAATCATTAATCAAATTGATAAGATACCCTATTCTAACCCCCATAAGCCAAGTTATCAAAAAGAATTATTTGAATCCCATGACAATAAAATTATTTATGAAAATCTAAAATCTAAAATATTTGATTCATTTAAAAAAGCTTGTTGTAGTTATTTAAATCATATCCCAAAAAAAATTAACATGAAGTCTTGGGTCCATATCACCTGGAATAGTCCTAATAAAAAAGCAAATGTCTCCCACTGCCATAATAAAAATAATCCACTGGCTTTAAGTGGGATTTTTTATTTACATCTACCTAAAAAATCAGAAAGTACATTTTTTTATTGTGAAGATAAAAAATTTTCTTTACCTAAAGAAGAATTGGCTTGGTTTATATTTAAATCAGACTTATATCACGAACCAGGTAGATGTTTTGATAAGGAGAGTAGATACTGTGTATCTGCTGATTTTTGGATATGATTAATAAAAAAATATTATCGGAAGTAGCTTTTTATCACGGAGAACTTAAAATGCCTGCCGGTTTTGAAATAGATAAAAGTGTTTTAATAAAAAATATTTCTTTATCTAATTTATATGATGATGTGGATTATGCTTTTTCTAGAGAACAAGATAAAATATCTACCTATATAAAAGAATATATGTCTGTTAAACATGGGTATGAATTTGTAAATTTAAATACAACTGGAAATTATTTTGAAAAAAATGAAAAAACAAAACCTTTATTACAAGTAAACCCCGTAGATTTAAAAAATTCAGCAGACTTTGTTTGTCTTTATGGGGTAGAGATAGATAATAATTCCTGTGAGGTATGTATTTATTATGATGATAATAGAAGAAAAGGAAGAAGTTGGACTATTAATTTAAAAACAAACCACTTTATAATTTTTCCTAGCACACAATTATATTATATTAATAATGTAAACAACACCCATCTAAACTACGTAGAAACCACACCCTATCAATATACATAATGGAATCTTTTATCCGGGCCTATAATATAGATTTAAAACTTTGTGATCAATTAATTAAATATTATAAAAAAAACAATGAATATAAGGCGCCAGGGATACATTTAAGTGCTGAAACAAAAACTTCTGTTGTGGACAAGAACCATAAAGATTCGATAGATGTTACTTTTTTTAATAATTCTCAAGATGAAATTATAAAAAAATACTTTGACGTATTGTCGGAAATAGTTACTGATTACATTAAACACTTTGATCTAAACTACAGTTTAAGAAGTTGTGACTCAGGAACTAACATTCAATTTTATCCTAAAAATGGTGGCTTTAAAACTTGGCATACAGAAAGAACGGGTATTAAAAATTCAAAAAGAGCTTTAGTTTTTATGACTTATTTAAATGACATAGATGATGGAGGTGAAACTGAGTTTTTATATCAAAAAATTAAAGTTAAACCTAAGAAAGGTTTGTCTTTAATATGGCCCACTGATTTTACCCATACACACAGAGGTATTCCTTCACCCACTAAAGAAAAAATGATTGTAACAGGTTGGCTTGATTTTGTTTAATTATTGAGTCCAAATATACCAAGGCATTCCAAATACATCTGCTGGACGTGGGTCATTTTCATCAACTATTATTCCTTCATCAGCATAAGATAATAAATCCCATGTTGTATCTGTTTCATTCCATCTATAAAAATTAGTGGAAGTATCATAGGTATCACGAGTAGGTTGATCCCCAATCGGTGATTGCCATCTAGCATCTGTTTCATTTAATACCCAAGATGGATATAGTTTAGGAGGCATAAAAATATTTTTTTCCGGAAACCAAGTAACCCATAGCT